TGCTGGAAATTAAGACAACACAGGCAGCGCCAGAAGATCTGCCGCCACCACATCGGGGCGTGTTGCAGCTACAAGCGCAGATGATGTGCGCTGGCGCAGACATGGGCGCGGTGTGTGTACTTTATCGCGGGTCTACCCTGCGCATATTCTTGTACCACGCTGACGCCGGGGTGCATTCACGCATCGCGCAAGCTGTGCATGAGTTTGAGCAACGCCGCGCCGACATTGATTGGTATCCGCTGATGACGCCAGCCGATGGCAACGTAGCCTACAGCCGTGTCGATGATGTGGCGCATCCTTTGGACGTATCAGGCGGCGAGGTTCAGGACGCTATCGAGGCTTTGGTAGAGGCGAAGCGCGCAAAAAAAGAATGCGACCAGATTATCGCTGACGCAGAGACGGTGATAAAGGATTTTATGGGTAACCATGAAGAGGCAAACACCGTTGTTGATGGCAAGCGTGTGATAGTTAAATGGGGTATGCGCAACATGAAGGCCACGCCGGAGAAAGTAACGCCGGCAAAGCCAGCCATGCGTGTGCGTCAGAATGCTTTGACTGTGAAAGAGCTTGGCAATGTATAGGATAACACCAGCCCAGCATCGCGTTTTAAGCGCCATACAGACGCTGTCTGAGGCGCAGGGGTATGTTCCTAGCTATACACAGCTAGCGGCAACCCTGAACGTCTCTAAGCAAGCTATCGGCAAGCATGTGGAAATCATGTGCGACCGGGGCATATTGCGAAAAACCTACGGCCAGCGACACAGCATCGAGGTCGTAAGGCAGGGGGCGCAATAGCGCCCCTTACTTTTTGCGCTTTTCCATCAGCCCCTCGACAGCACCGCCGCCAAAATAAAAGCCCAGAATGAGTAGCATAGCATAGTTAATGCTAAACTGATCCATGACCTTGGTCACATCATCCGGGTTGCCCTTGCCGGACAGTGTCATGCCCATCACAATTGCAAAGCAAGCCACATAGGTAAACCCAAACATGAATGCCAGCATGCGCTGCGCTATCTTGAATGGCGCGTATGCCTGTAGCAAATCTGTCTTGGCCTTCGACTTAGCGGCCACCTCTTCTTCGGTGCTGGTGTGCATGTCATCAATCAAGTCCATGCCTTTTTTAATGACATCACCAGACCCAAGTATCTTACCTAAAATTGCAATCATTTTCTCATTCCCATTGCCAATTTAATTCTAGCTAGCTCTATCTCAATATCATGCACCCGGCTCACTGTGTCTTGCACAGCCTTTGGCGGTTGGAAGCTGTCTATCCAGTCGTCATTTTCCTCGACCTCTGCCATCGTCAGTTCGAGGTTGTGTTCTAAAAATGCTATGCGCTCAACCAGCCCAAAGTAAACCCACACAGACACAGCCGTAAACGCAATCATGCTTACCAGATTGCGCAAGGGTATCGTAATCTCTGAGCCTTCGTTTATTCTTGCTGCCACGCGCTTCATCTAATAGCTCCACACGTTAGACCGCGGTGGCTTGGTGTATGTGTCCAGGTGCAAGAAACGATTGCGCCCGGACTGCGCCACGCCGATGCCGGTGAAGCCTAGCTCAAACGCTAGCCGCATAATGTTGTATGCGTCAGACCCGCCGCACGCGATATCCACGGCCAGCCCCATGGTGTGTATGCCCGGCCTGTCTTTCTCAGCCTCGACCGGGTGCGTCTCATGGCGGTAGCCGCTGGTCACGGTCATCGCCTTGCCGTGCGCTGTGCGTAGCGCTTGCAGCTTTTCCATGAAGCTGGCTTGCATCTCACATTTGCCGGTGTGGCTACAAGTAAACTCAGCCTCGCTAAAATTTGGATAGTTGTCCCAGTTCATATGTCACCTCTTACAACCGCCAGCGCATTGCGCCAGCTATCTATCTCTATATCAGGGTCATCGAAGTGCCGGGGGTTGATGCGCTTGCTTATTGCCTTTACGTCATCGAGCGCTGTGTACATCACCCGGCGGTGGTCGATGGCCACTGATGCTATTATATCATACGACCCGCGTGCCGCCTTCTTTTTCTTCAGGCCCATGCCGTAGTTAAAGTGGTAGGTCGGGCTGCGCTTGTCGCTCTCATGCCGGATGCGGCACGACTTTACTTGTATCCGCAGATAGCCAAGATCATCCCACGCTATCATGTCCACCATGTCTTGCTGACATAGGCTGGCGCCATTCACACCTGGCAAGCACAGCGTAGCAGCGCACGCGATATGCTCACCTATCAGCCCTGTCCTTGTTTCCCCCGACACTACAGCCCTTTCAAATAAAGCACCCACCACACAAGCACAGCAAGCCCTACAAATCCTGCTGTGATTAAAATACTTATTATAATAATTTCGATGATTTGTTTGTTGCGCTTTCGCCGGGCAGCTAGTGCCGCCTGTCTATTCTTACGCGCTACCGCCTGGTAGTTTAGCCAGTCCGTCCACAAGTTGGGCCTCCCGTGCCAGATCATTAGCTCTTTTAGCTCTTCCTCTTGGCGCTTCAGTTTTTCCAGATGCATGAACTCTTCTAGGTCGCCGGATGCAAATGGGCTACGCTTTTTCTTTTCTGCGCGCTTGCGCAAGTCCTCTGTCGCGTTAACGTAGGATGCGATCTTGTCCGCGCAGTCTGCCAGTTCGCGGCCGTTCTGGACAAATTGTTTTACGACCTGAAAGGCGGCGTTGGCGGCGGCAAGCTCGGCAAGCACTGGCTATTTATCCTTGTACAAGTTCCAGAGTTTCCAGCCGACATAGACTATAGACATCAGACCCAGCACCAACGTGACCCACTGGTTAAGGCTTGGCAACCATAGCGGTGCGCTAACACCGCCCGTTGCTATGATTAGATCATCTGGCTTCATAACAACCTCTTATGCGTAAGGGCTATCACCTAATACGTCTGTATCCCAAGCGGCTTTTAAGCCAGCAATGTCAGTAGCGGAATCAATAGCAGATGCGGCTGGTGCATTACGCAGTGCATCTTTGGCAGTAGCAATAGCAGTTGTGCTAGTGCCAGCTTCCAACGCCTTCATCAGTTCCACATCTTTAGCTTCAAGAAGTGGGGCGCGTACTTCACGGATTTTGTCCTTGAAGATTTCCTTCGCCTTGTCCATGTCCTCAGAAATCACTGAGCCTGACAGTGACCAAGCGCCACGAAAGTCACGGTTTGCAGGAACGGTAGCAGTTGAGGCATCAATCTGATTACCGTCCTTGTCGACAATATAAGTTGTTACAGCCATTAGTTTCTCCTATGCGGCTAGTTCATCAGATATACGCCACGCATTGCGCCACGTTCTTGTTTGCGGTAACTGCTCTTTCTTGCAGATAACCATCTTCGGGCGGTTGCCCTCATCCCAAGTCTGCCACACAGACTGCGGAACATCTTTCATAATCAAATACTCAATAGCTTCTTCTTCAGTCATAGCATCCACTGGTGCTGTCTCATGCAGAAGATAACCACGAGTATGTTTCTTAAAGTCTTCTTTAGCCTCATCTTTGGCTAGTTCCCAGTATACCCAGACCGGGGGTAGGATACCACCCTGCATAGCTGCTGCCATCCAGTTAGGGTCAGGCACAAGTATCTTGGCACATTCATCTATGCTATCTTCGTATACCACCCGGTAGTCTGACTGGTAGGCTTCAAGGTTTTCCTTTGCCCAGCACAGTCTATCCCAGAGATGTGTGCCTTGAAATTCAGGTGTGTTCATTATGCGAGGTCTCCATCAATTCCTATAACAACTAACTCTTGGTCATTAAGAGTGTTAGACGCAGAGCCGTTTCCGAACCCTCTTATTTCAGTGTTTCCTGTCGCTAGTGTTCTTGCTTCACTGTGAACACCGCCTGACCCCGTAGAGTTTCTTTTAACAGAATAATTAATCCCGTAGTTTGCGTTTGCAAAAGAAGTAGTAAACGAAAAATCATAACGACCAGTTCCATTGTCTGTTGTAGAACCAATGTTCAAAGAGTCATTGAGGGCTATTGTCCCTGTACCTGTTAAATTAGCCCAAGCCTTCGCACTACCATTCACAACATAGCTGGTGGAAATATCAGCACCAGCACCTGTCTCAATAGTGTCTGCTATAATCTTGCCAGCCATTATGCGAGGTCTCCGTGAACTGTACAGTTAATAATAGCATCATCTGCTGAACTGCCACCGCTATTATATGTTTCTATCGTGTTGGTTCTGCTGGTCGTAGCGTCTGGCCCTGTTCCCTCATAACGAGTTCTAAAAGCACCTGTCATCGCTGGATGTGCAAAATCATCGTTACCCATAGATGAAGAAAAATTACCAAAACAATGCCCTGTAGCTTCATCTGTAACTGAACTTATATTTAATGAATCCTGTGCCGCAGTGTAATTAAAAGTGAACCAAGCCTTCGCCAAACCCTGTTGCAACTGCATCGTAGCAGAACCGCCCTCAGAGGTGATGGTCACATTGCCAGCCGCAGTCTTGCCAGTGAGGTTGTCTGTAATCACCGTACTCATGCGAGGTCTCCTATCGACGTAACCCAAACTTTACACAAATCAAACATACCACCCTGAGAACTAGCACTTGAACCATAAGCTGTAGCAAATTGAATTGTTGTTGTGGTGAGAGGGTCTATCGTGCTGTTTGAGTTTGTGCCAACAACTACTGTACCCATACCCCTTCCAGAACCGCTTTCAATTGTAGCCCCATCATCATTGCTGTTATATAAAGTAGTAAAAATGCACCTATCATGCTGAGATGAATAAGCTGACGTTATGTTAAGCGTATAAACCCCTGTCTGCTCGTCTATGACACTGGTTACGTTGAGCGAACCCTCAATATCATTATTGACACCATCCCAAGAAATCCACTGTTTTACAGCTTCTTGCTTCGTCAGCGTTACAGGGCTAGAGCCGTCTGTAGCTACGATTGTATCTGCTTTTAATGTACTCATGCTATCACCAAATTACCGTTGACGGTCAACGTAACCCCTGTTGCCACTGTCAGGCTAAAGAAAGCCCCAGCGTTATCACCCGCCGCGATGGTGGTGTTTGTGTCCAACTGTTGCTCATGCACTCTGAAGATATCCCCTTTGCCGTTAGTGGTATCACCAGTTACACCGTTTTCACCCTGAAAGTAGCCAGCACCACCAGCACCAGCAGCTTCAAGAGAAATGTGACCAGTGCTATTGTCGTATGTCAGAACGTAATCATCTTGTGATGCACCTACAGCCTGGTCTACATCAAACTCGTAGTTACCTAACAACACGTTGCCCGTGCCATTGGGTGTGATGTTAATATCCCCATTAGACGCTGAGACAATGCTGTTGCCGTTCACATCCAGATTGCCGCCAAGCTGTGGGGTGGTGTCCGATACAATGTCGGATATACCCGGCACAACCGCAACCCAAGCACTGCCTGTGTAATATTTTAGCGCATTGCTGGTGGTGTTAAAATACAGGTCGCCAGCGTTTAATGGGTCACCGTCATTATCTACAGTTGGGTCGGATGACTTGCTTCCCAGATATGTATCATCGAAAGTATCAGCACTTGCCGCCGCAGATGCCGCACTAGCCGCCGCTGCTGTAGCGGATGCGGCGCTATTTGTAGCCTGTGTTGATGATGTTGTCGCAGATGTTGCCGCATTGCCAGCTTGGGTCGTGGCCAAGGCAACCTGTGCAGCCGCCAAGGTAACTTGTGTTGCGCCGTTTGTGGTCGCGGCGGTAGCAGACGTGGCCGCTGCTGTCGCGCTAGTCGCTGCCGCTGTGGCACTAGCCGCAGCATTGGTTGCCTGTGTCGCCGCATAAGCCGCGTCAATCACCAGATCCCATTTAGCCACATCTGTGTTGCTACTGATAGGTGTAGACCCGCTGGATGTGTGCGCGGTGTTACAGCGATAGATGTTATAGTTGCTGGCGTCACGCACGATATCACGCACGCCATACGCAACAGACGCCGCCCAATCGCCGCGCCAGTTTCCAATGTCCTCACCGACAACCGGGTTGCCATCGCTATCAAACGCCAGCGTTTTGCCAGCGCGCGATGCTTTGGTTGGCAAAGTCATATCTACCACGCCGCCATCTTCTACCAGCGCCGGGTCGAATACAGGCGCGCGCATGGCACGGCGCCCCTCTTCCGATACTTGCTGGTCAAAGATTGTTAGGCTGTCTAGCTGTTCATTCAAGGATGACGCAAGCAAGTCACCGGCGGTAACAAAGTCTGTGGTGCGCTCGATGTCACGCGCGCCAACGATTACAATCTGGTCTGATGCGGTTGGCGTGGATGGCACGTTGGTGCCGGTCACGATGGTTACGTCACCCGTGCCATTTGCGTTGATAGCTACGGTGTAGTCTGTGGTTAGCGTTAACAGTGTGGCATTGAAATACACAGCCAGGTCACCGCTGTCGATGATCTCAAACGTAAACGCGTATGGGCCTAGACCGGCTGACCCGGTAAAGACTGCGCGCCTTGTCACTGCGTTAATGTTGTAATCTGCCATGTCAACTCCTTGCGGGTATTATACCTTATTTTTTACTGTTCTTGAAGCCGTGAAAGTCTGTATTTCAAAACCTGATCTTCTTCAAACAAATCATCTCTAGCCTCTCTTCTTCTTGATGATATTATTTTGGATAGCTCTTCGTGCTTTACTTCATCTTCATAGCCCTGATACTCATCACTGCGGATGAAGTCCAAAAGCTCATCTGCTAGTGTTTGCCCCTGCTTGTAATCAGGGTTTTTCACCATTTCCCCGTCTACTTCAATTTCCGGCATATTACCAAAAAAGTCTGCGTGGTTCATAATTCGCAACATGCGGTTGTACTGCTGCGCATTCAACAACATGCCGTGCTGTTTTTTGTTGGGCATGGAGATGCCGTTTTTGAGCCTTAGTATTTCATCATCGAGAGGTGAGTATTTTGTTTCTTGAACCCTAATCGGCGACCAAAACTCCCACTGCTCTCCAGACCCAGCGCGTATTTCTTCAGCCCAAAGGTTCAGCATTGGCTCAACCGCGTCTGAGAAAAACGGGTTGCGCGCTTTCATGCGCTGTAACTCTTGATAGAAGCCCCTTGTCAGAGCGTTGCCCTGCGTTGGATCTTCGCCAAACAATCCCTCTGATGGCAACATTGTTGACCGCACGGTTGGGTCTATCTGGCGCTCAATGCCAGCGCTAAATGACGATGCGCCCGGAACAACAGACAGCCCTGTTTCGGTAGCCTTGCGCGCCAAAAACTCTACTAACTTTTCTGCGCGTTGCTTTGTGTTCCTTGTTGAGAGGATGTTTGTTAGCTCTTGCACACCTTGCAACAACGGCATTTGCATCATGTACTCTTGCATGCCCACAACGCTTGCCATTGCCAAAGCCTCAATCTTGCCGGCGTCATCTTCGTAGTTTGCATAATAAGCAAAGTCTGCCGCCATAGCCAATATGCCAGACACCGGGTCTATTCTAGAGTAAGTGGTGGATGTGTAAGTGCCATCCCAGTTCCCGTTTTTGTCATAATTCTTTATATTAATTGAATATGGCTGGATACCCTTTCGCGCTAACGCCTGTCTTTCTTGCGGCGAAGGTGGGCCGCTGCCCATGATGATCATGTCCTCATCCGCGCTTTGTGACCCGGACGCGTATGAACCAAAGGCGTACATAATTCCACTGCCAGTGGCAATTCTAGCTAGCATCATGTCTAGCTCTCGGCCCCCCGCCTTAAAGGTTTTTGCAACCTGTGGGAAATTAAGCAACATCAATGGGGAGCGCTCACCAACCGCCTTCATCACATTTACCGGGGTCTTGTAAAAAGGCACTAGCATTTTAACTAAGGGGTGAGACATGCCGCCTTGGATAGACCCAAGCCACCCATCTAGGTCACCTTGGAATGTGCCAACCTCAGAAGATTTCTGCGCTCTTTTTATTATTGTTTCTGTTGGGCTTGTGAGGACATTGTGTTTTTGTTTAGCGCCAATTGCAGTAGCCTCATCGCGTGTTTTGCCCATTGCAATAGCAGCATCGTAGGCGTTGCCACCGGCTATCTCTGCCTCTTGGCGCAATGCCATTCGATATCCTATGCCTTTAAAGAAAGCATCTTCCGCAAGCAAGAAACGCCCACCTAAACGCATGGACGAGCCAAATGTATTTGTTAGCCCGGCAAGCACGTTGCCTTCTCTGTACATAGACGCTATCTCGCCCAAGTCGCCTGTGCTGCCAATAGCTTGCATGCGGCGCACATCTATTTTAGACGCGCCGTCTGCCGGTATTTCTGTTTTTAATGTTTTCCCAGCAACAAGAGTGGCGTCTATCCAGCTATCCCCTATGGCCTGTAGTTGTGCCACACCTTCCTTAAACCTGACCCTGTCCATGTTGCCGGTAATTGATGAACGCACCGTGCCAATGCCAGAAGCAACAAATGTTTCCAGAATTCTTTGAGTTTGAAATGAAGCGTTGCCAAGTATGTTAACGGCGTGAGTTACGGGCAGCGATAGAATAGAGTTAATCCATATTTCAGTAATCACGTCCATGCCACGATTAAGCGCGCCAGCCGACTTTGCCAAAAACTGGTTTTTACTTGCGGTGGTTGTTAGGCCGGAATAAAGAATGCCTAAATGCTCTAGCGTTTCCGCACCCTCTGGGCCAAGCATTGAGCTAAAGTCGTCTGCTATGTTTTGTATGCTTGGCATATCTAGCGTCTTTTGCAACGCGCCCATTGCGTATGTAGTACGCGCCGCCTCTGAGCCACCGCCTGATACATTGATAGACAGGCGCTGTGTTAGTGTTAGCATGCGCAACCACTTTGAATAAGCATTTTGCTTTTCCACGCCTTCTGGCAAACTGTGAGCCTCTTCAAACAGTTCCCGCGTTTTTATAAACGCAGAACGCACGGCAAACACGCCGCCAACCATTTCCTCTGGGTTTAGCGCTTCACCAGTTTTCCGGCGCAAAATGCGTTCAGTAATTTCATCCGCGCCCATTTCTTCAGCCAAACCTATTAATGCGTCTAGGTTTAGCGTGCCACGCCGCGCATCCTCAATAAGCTCTGCGTTTGCTGATTTAAATTTGTCAAACCAATCTGCCATATCAGCATCGCCCATGCCCTCAGATATAGCTGGGAGATTTAGGCTTTTTAGGTAATCGCCGCCCATAGCGTTGTTTATTGTGGCGACTTCTTCCTCTGGCATTTCACGGATAACAAACCTACCGCCTATCTCTTGGATAGGCTCATCAGGCAAACCGGGGATAACTTTCTTCTCTGCCTCTGCCACTCTTTTAGCCAAAGGCTCCGCAATAAACTTTTTAAACGCCCCAACGCTAGCAACTTGCACGCCCTCTGGCTCACCTGTGTCTATCTGCGCTCTTTCCATACCAGCAACAAGCGCCTCTTGTACTTGCGGGTCTGGCTCTAGCGCTGTCTCCTGTACTACAGGCTCATCAGCAAACAGGTCATAGTTTTGCTCCGCCTGTTCCTCTTGCAGAATAGACGTTGCCTCTTGCTTGGCCTGTGCGCCAGCTACCATTTCGTCTGTTTTTTCTTCAAGCAGATCGGCCATTTAATTATCCGTTTTCTAATCTAAATTCAGGCGGCAAGCCGTCCTCTACCTCTGCGCCAATCTCTTCTGGCACTTCTCCCATGTATGCGTAATAAAGATAATTTTCTCGCGTCATTTCAATATCGTACTTTTGCATTAACTGCAAAACTGGGTCAATCTTCCCAGCTTGGTTTGTCGATACCGCCGCCTCTTTCGATTGCAGCATCTTGCGCCTCCTGTAAATTTATTTCACCCTTTTTGTATTTATACCATATATTGTTGACATCTTCCACAAACTGCTTGTCTCGCTTACTTACATCTGTGTACAGACCTCGCACAGCTTCCCAAGTTATAGACTGCATTTCTCTAGGCAACACGCCGCGTTGCTTTGCAGCATCTCGGTACGCATCCGCATAAATGCCATACAGCCCCTTTACGCCGGTGACGTTTGTATTTGATACACCGCCCGCCCACAAACTGTCGCGCTTTTTAGCATCGGGCGCAGACCCAAAGCTGTGATGCACTTCTGTGGCATCGCCAGCAAGCGGCCTCATCAGGCCAGCCGCAATGGCGTGCGTGTCAATAGTCACATCGCCGTTTGTTGATGCTGGGTTGTAAATGTTGTTGTAAAAATTACGCACTTTGTTTTGTTCGCCCATCGCATCAGACAGAATTTTTAAATCGCCGCCACTTTCGATAGCTGTAATAGCTTTGCCTATTTCGTTCAGACTGCCCCAAGCAACTTTGCGATTTTGACCCTTGCCTGTTTTTACCGTGTCGCCAAATGTGCCTTCTGGGTTTACTATAGGATAGTTTCTTTCATTATATGTTTCATCATACACGCGTAGCCACATAGCCTTTTCAGCCGGTAGCTCAAGGTCGCTAAAAGACTTGCCTATAATTGCGTCCATAATGGATTTGTCTTTTGGCTTATTAGCATTAAATTTTTGCTTCATTACTTTGGTCATTTTCTTGTCCATGACCATGCCTTTTTCGTTGCCCTTTGTGACGCTGTTTATTGTCTCTATAACGCGCCGCCCAAGGTCAGCATTTTGATACCAATCTTTTTGCGGAGATAGCGCCGCCATTGCCCCCGCCACGCTCTCTAGTGGCAAGTTATATTTATCAGCGTAATCTTGCGATATTTTGTTTGCGCCGTCATACCACATTTTAGACCTTTGTCTGGTGGCCTCTGGCACTTTGTCATGCAAGTAAAGCAAATTTTGCACCACATGCTCTTTTAAAACCTCTGCCGCAGCTTTAGGCTCAAGGCTCTCAAACCCTTCTTGCATGTTTGGATAAGCTGCGACCTTTTGGAAATTTGCTGTCAGCTTTGCTTCTGGCTGCTGCAACGTCACCGATGTATCTGTAACTAGTTTAGTAGCCACAGGATCTTCGGTTGCGGTTGCGCCAGTAGGCAAGCGCTGAGATATCAGCTTTTCTTCTGACAAGGGTTTTGACCGCATAGCCTTCACAGCATCACCCGCCGCCGCAATCAGCGGGTCTGGGTTTGCGCCGCTAGTCAGCGTTGTGCCGCCTTCCATTCTTGCCTTTGCCGCGTCACCCGCGCCCTCGATAAAATCTGGCGCGGCCTTAACGCCCTTCTTAACAAGTTGATACGCGCCAGCTAATCCGGGTATGCCGCCAAATTCACCGGCTTGGTAGCCGGTCATCATTGCGGCCTTTTCTTCGTCAGACACATCTAACTTGCCGACATGTTCTGCATACATTTCACCAGCTAATTCAGACCCATACTTGCCGGATATGCTAGACAAACCATCTAAGAACGCTTGCCCTTTTTCGCCTTCTTTAGCTAGCAACGCTTTTACGCCGCCGTACCCAAGGCCGATAATGTCTGGGATTGTCGTGGCCGTAGCTACAGCCGCGCCAGTGGCCGCGCCTTTAAGCGCCGGCACTTGCGCGCGCATTTCAGCTTCTTGCTCTTCCCGGCTCAGACCCATAGTGCGTGTGACTTCCTCTGCCGCAAGCTCACCAGCTGGGCCTATTGATGTTGGCAAGCTTTCCATAATCTCAGCGCGCGAGATGCCGTCAGCGCCGGGATTTGCATAAATAGGCTTGTCCAATTCATGCAAGTCCAAAACACGCATAATTTCTTTTTGTAAATCATTCATTGGCTATTCTTTACTAATTTAATAAATTGACCGTACTCAGTTATTTGCTTAGAATTTCCGCTTTCAGCCAAGGCATCGTCAACTGTGTTAACATCAGAGTCTGGCGGCAGCTTTAGCAAAATAGCTAGAGCCCTAACTTTTTGTTTTGCCTCTGTTAATTTAGTGGGGTCAATAACAGCGTCCCGCTTTCTGAGGATGTCAATTTCTTTATCCACAAATTCCACAGGGTCAAAGTCAGCCGGTAAATTTGGGTCTAGTGATTTGCGTGTTAGTTTATCCATAATTGCAGAAACTTTGCGCTCTGCATCTCTTTGCACAACTGATGGGTTTCTAGATGGCAACTCTGGCAAACCCAAGTTGTAACGCAAAATTTTGCCAGCAGCGGTAAACCTTCTGTCCTTTAGTGTTTTCACGCTAGACATATAAGTTTTAAAAGTAGTAAAGCTAATATTGCCTTTAACCCACTCATTAACTACAGCGTCAGCCGTTAGGGTCAGCCCAGCCTTTTCTAGCTCCAAAAATTCAACAGCGTCTGCGTTGTCGGTAACATCGCCGGATATAGAGCGAGTTTTAAAATCAATATATTTTTCTGGGTTTGTGTCTCTTAATATAGACAGCGCTTTATCTTGCGCATCTTCATCGCCACCCTCAAAAGCATCAATCCAATCTACCACAGCATCATCAGACGCCCTTTTCATATTGCGCTCTATTTGCTGGTTCAAAGCGCTTTCCCTAGAAAGCTCTTCGCCCCAAGCATCGCTAGCAGCTTTAATAGCAACCCTTCTTTGCGTTTCGTTTAAATTACCCATAAACAAGTCGCGCATTTTTACATCTTGAATTTCGCCGCTGCGCAACGCTCTCATGTGCTTTGCTGGGTTAACCAGAACAAAGTTTGACACCTCTGTGTTAATTGCCTCTACGATAGCATCGTCAAATTCCTTAAGGTACTTTTCTGCCCCAGCTTTATCAGTGACAGAAAAAGCCATTTCCTTTAAGCCGTTCCGCGCCGCGTCTATTTTTTCGCGCATAGACACATGCTGCATGTCACCAAATTCATCATAAGTTGTTGTGGAACCCTCAGATATAATTTGCTGCGGTCGGCTAGGTATGCCCCTTGTAGCATCGCCATTAACAACAATATCCATGCTGCTTGTAATAGCAAACTGCTCTTGGTCTTGCTGTCGCTTTATCTGCGCCTTTGAATGCGAAAGCAAGGCGCTGTTGCCGACAGTCGCCATAGTGGCGCGAAAGTTTAGCGCCGCCGCCGGGCTGATGTCCTGTAGCGTTGATGTGTAGCCATCAATAATTGCGTTAGACTGTTCGGTAAACGTGGCGGTGTCCATATCTTGCAGTTCGGCTTGCACTTGCAAGTTTATCATTTGCTCACGCGCCGACACTTCAAAGTTTGTCGTCATGCTCTGCAAAGCGGCCTTGCGTGCGGCACGCCCAAACACGGTAGTCTGGTCGCCCGGTACTAGATCCTCGATATCGCCCTGCGCGTCCTGTAGCTGTTGCTTTGTAGGCGCGTTCTGGGCGCCGTACTCAGCGCCCTCTATCAGCGCCTTTTCCTCAAACTTCTTTAGCGCGAAGTCTGTCATGCTATCCAAGCCACGCTGGATAGGCGCCATCGCTCTGGCTTGCGCCCGGCCCGTAGCCACATAGTCTACGGTTGGCACGGTGGGGATGCTAACGCCTA